CAAAAAAGAAGATTTAATTCCAGTTATTCATTAAATATCAGTTACGGGTAATTAATTTAATTTAGTTACTCGTTACTGCTAGTTAATTGCTAGTAGATAATACAAAGATAGGAGACAAAATGAGAATATTTAATTTATTGGGTGTAGTAGCAATCCTTGTTATTTCCCTTGCTGTTTCCTATGTTGCTCCGACAATCGCACGTCATGAAGATGACTTTACAGACTATTTATTGGTTTTAGTAGGAGTCCTTACTGTTTCGGTAATCACAATCGCACTCTGCTTGCTCAACAACTTACCCTGAAGAGAGAAATGATTATACAAGTTAAACTGATGGTTAGAAATCGCGTCTACACAGACAAAATTTAAGCGACCCAAAATAGCATAAAAAATTCACTAGACTTATCTTTAAAATGATGTAGGTCTAGTGAATTTTTTTATACATCCCTTATAATCATTTGTGTTGGAATAGTAAATAAAATGCAACCATCGGAATTAGAATTTTATCAAGACCTCTCTCCTGCGTTGATAGATAGCGGATGGGAGTGGAGTGATCACCAAACATTCCTTTCGTCAATGGCTATTCGCAAACTGGAAGATATTTCATACAGGGGTTTAAAAGACGAAAAGTTCGTTTGCGTCAGCGTCCATTACCACAATAACGGAACACAGTGTAAATTTCGGGTACAAATTAGAAAAACGGAGTACCCATCTTTTGTCTACGATGATTGGGTTAGTGTAGATGCCTACAAAGCCACAAGTCAGGAGTTGTTTGATAAAGCTACCAATGCCGCTTCTTCCTTATTAGAAAGCAAATTGGAAGAGATATTGGACGCGGAAAAAAAGTGGTTTCTTGAGATTGAGCAAATAAAAGTAAAGTAAAGGACAGTAAAATGGAAATTCAACCAAATGGCGAAGAAGTTTTTATATAAATGTAAATAGTCTTTGCGACCTAAGCACGTCATTAAACTGCTGTTGTAAATACTGAAGAGGGAAACAACAACAATGACAGTGGGTGGATACACAATTTTAAAAGGAAGTGTTCTAGCGATAGATACATCTAACATAGTAATGGTAGTTAGACGTAGTAACTACTTCATAATTACTACAGTTATTAATACCTTTGTAGTATCTAAGGTTGATATACCTGTTATAACAGCATTAGATCACTATGAAGATGATAAGTTCTATTGTGCAGTAAAACTACATTACTATCATTAGTTATTCAGCAACATCTATCAAATGCGAGACTTGATAGATGTTGCTGGCTAATTAGTCAGATACTCATTGAACAAAGGAAGGAAACAATGGAAACAACAATAACAGTAGATGGTTACAACTATACTTTAGTTGAATACGCTTACACAACAAACCAAGGAGACTTGGTTGGCTATTCCAAATCCCCTGACATTAAACTTGCTGGGGAAATTAAAGAAATAGGCGATGATTATGACTGGCTAACACCACTCACCCCAGTTAAACGCGCCCCATTAGGGGACACTTTCGTAATGGAAGGCTTTACTGGCGAAGCTGATTACACTAGACATCAGCTAGAAGAGCAACTAAAAGACTTCAAGTGGCTAGAAAGCCGTCGAGTAAAACCAGGTTGGCAGCCTTTTATTACCGTTTAACCCACCTGATGATGGACGGCTGGCTACCGTCCGAAACTACCACCCCGGTAGTCGTGGGAAGTCACTTTACATACACCCACTTAGGAGTAAGCAATGATTTATTCTTTTATTTCCTGCGACTTTAACGAAAAGTTAGGGATTAGTCCCGACTTTTCCTACGAGAGAGAAAGTCGAGGCAATGATTTATTCTTTTATTTGGAGGAAGAAAATGGAAATTACCTCATTGTCGAAGAGATAGAATATTGTTTCGACGACAAAGATGTCGTGAACACGATTAAAATCGCCTTAAACATAGGCGATCAAATAATAGCCTCTTCAGTCACGGGACTGACTTTAATTAAGTTAACAAATCTTGGAATTAAAGTTTTATTGCTTGATTCCGAGTTAGTGGACTTACCACTAACAGAACAAAGTACCGACATAAAAACAAGGATTGTATATTCGTTAGTGTCTTTAGATGACTAACGAATAGGTAATCCTTTAACACTAAGTAACTAGTTCGCGCTAGTTACTTATTTTTTTATTAACTTTTTTTTTAATTTATGAACGACAAACAACGCAAATCTCAAGTTCGCGGTAAACTCAACCCAGATCCAGTTAAATTCACAACTACTAAGTTGCAACCACCAAGAGGGTTCGGCACTAAAGCAGCTTCCATTTGATAGCAGCTATATTGGTAATTAGTCATAATATAGGAGATTAAAGATGACAGACTTTATTTATGTTCCAAGAGGTTCTGACACACAAGCAGCAGTTGGAGGCTTCATACTTGATGAAGTAGCAGGATACAAATACACACCGCTGGGTAATAAACTTACCTCGGGAAGTGACCAATCACGCTTGGTAGTGGTTCTAAAGCCTACAGGTGAGAACAAAGAAGTATTATACTTCTTTGGTAAGGTGGCTGACAATCTTCTTTCTCAAATTGAGGATAGGATAACTAGTCTGGAGGATTAGACAGCGGGGACATCAAGCCCCTCTCTCTTTTAAGTGAATGAGTTATACAGATGATGGAAGAAAAAACTTGTAAAGATTGTAAATGGAAAGTTGATTTATTTAGTAACGGAAACGTCGTATCCTCATATACGATAGATACAAGTGAGATAGATCAAGCTGCTAATGATAAGTTAGTAGAACGACTGTCAGTTGAATATGCTAATAAACCTAAATCTAATGTTGAGGTGAAAATTAGTTAGTCAATTAAGTGAGTTAAGTACCTTTATTTAACTCACTTTGTTGGTCAATTAGTTGATCATGTTAACCTACTGGAGAATACTATGTCTGATTTACAACATGAATTAGATGTTATTAACAAGAAAATTAAGAAATGTAAGAAGAAATTGAAGAGATCTGAATTAGCACAACAGTTAAAGCAACTTAAACAAGAAAGATCGTTGTTGAAAATCCGTGTGAATGAATTAGAAGATGTTGAACGTAAGAAACAACATGAATTAGATAAACAGACGTTAATTGATTTAGGTTTTGAGTTAAGAACTGGTTTTGAAGTAATTTCTCAAGATTATGTTAAGAGAATGTACGAGTATGTAATTGTACATGAAAATGCACCCAAATTTACATCGTTATCTATTAATAATGGTGTTCCTAACATTGAAGTATTAGCTATTCATTGTGAACCTAATTATATATGGGAGTCAGCTTGGTATAAATGGTCTAGTTTGACCATTGATGAACAAAATGAGTTATTGAGGTAACTTATGGACAATGAAACTGGTAATAGATATAGTCAAATTAGAGTGCTTCAGTTAATTAAGTTGCTTAGTTTGGCGAAACTAGAGAATAATAGGAGAAATTCATGAACTTAGAAGAAATAAAAGATTTGGCATTAGAAGACTTAGCTAACGACACTCAACTAGAAATGGTGGCTATCCCCGGTGGCACTTTTATCATGGGTTCACCAGAAAATGAGGAAGGTAGCAATGATGATGAACGTCCACAACATGAAGTTACAATAGAACCCTTTTTTATGGGTAAATATCAAGTCACCCAAGCACAATGGCGATTTGTTGCTCAGTTACCCCAAGTGAACCGTGAGTTAGAGCAAGATCCATCTAACTTTAAAGGTGATAATCGCCCTGTTGAAAGAGTGTCTTGGTATGATGCAGTTGAGTTTTGCGATCGCCTTTCACAATATACAGGTAGAACCTACCGTCTCCCCAGTGAAGCAGAATGGGAATATGCCTGTCGAGCCGGAACTACCACACCATTTCACTTTGGAGAAACGATAACAACGGATTTAGCTAATTATGATGGTGAATCCACGTATGGCGATGGAGTTGAAGGAGTTTATAGAAGAGAAACAACAGAAGTAGGCAGCTTTGGAGTAGCGAATAATTTTGGCTTATACGATATGCACGGTAACGTATATGAGTGGTGTTTGGATGACTGGCATGATAATTATAAAGATGCACCCACAGATGGCAGTGCATGGTTTAGTAGTGATGATAAGCTAAGTGACAAATCAGGACGCGCTGTACTTCGTGGCGGTTCTTGGGACAGCTTTGCTGGGCGCTGTCGGTCTGCGTTTCGCAGGTGGAATTTGCGCGTCAATCGTTACGACTTCTGCGGTTTTCGGGTTGTGTGTAGTGCTATGTGCAGTAAATTGAAATAATTTAGTTGTAAATTTATTAAAAACTAAGTTATGATATTACTAGCTAATATCGAAAGATCCCTTGATACTGCGTCACGTAGTTTACGGTATTGGCTGGTATGCGGAGTATGAGTTTAAGGGGTTTACTCATTCCGTAGGCACTGGGTCTCATCAAGACACCTCAGAACACCAGTAGTCTACACCGTGATCAGGGTGAAAGTCCTGGCTCTAGAGCTAAAACATAAAGAAGGTCACTATCACGGTTGCACAATGTTCGGACATCTAGAGATACCAGGTAATGTCCCGACAAGTCAAGTGACACCACCTAGCAATAGTTAGGATCAATGGTAAGTAATTAGTTGCACTGAGTTAACAACAAGTCGCAACGTTAAAAAGACTACTAGTAGTAGTAATGTTAGGTATTTAGGATAGATCTATCTAAATTTCCTAGAACAGTGTAAGGGGCGAGTTAGTGAAGTATATTAGTATACTAAGTATCTGAGGTAGATAGATACTTAGTTAAGTAAGAAAAATAAGGAATGCGCCGATCTAAGTTAACTCAATTAACTTAGATTTTTAATTTGAGGTAACTAATCATGAATAAACAATTAGCTTAATTAATAGTTAAGTTAGATGAAAGTAACTGATGTATCTCTTAATGATGATAATGATCTACTAATTAACTTAACTAATTCTAGTTATTTTCTATTTAGTAGAATACTTTTCTATTCATTATCATTAGGTCTATTATGTAGAGCATTTCCAATTGAAGATATTATAGGTAAGGTTATCTTATCTATAGTTAATGAAGATGATGTAACTATAGTTATTACATTTAGTGATAACTATTCATTGTTAATTAAGTTAGTTTAGAGTTAACACAATTAGGAGACTTAGAGTTATGCAATTTAATGAATTTAAAGTATTGTTTCAAAGTAACTTCAATAAACTCATTGAAGGACAAGTTCGGTTATATGTAACTGATGTTAATAAGAATGAGTTATGGGATGCTTATTTAAATGCGTTTCCTGATGATGAACGTCAAGGATTTAACTGTAACTGTTGTAGACAGTTTATTAAACAGTATGGTAATGTAGTTGCAATTAAAGATGGTGAAGTTAAGTCAATGTGGGATTTCACTGTAGATGACGTTATGTATGCAGGAGTTATAGCTGCATTAGATAAGTTAGTTAGTGAATCTAACATAACTAATGTATTCATAACTAAACAATCTAAGTTAGGTACAGATCGTAGTTTAACTCTAGTAACTGAATGGCAGCATTTTTATTATGAGTTACCTCGTACATTAGTAACTCAATCTTCTTTAACTGAAGATACCTTGATGTCTGATAAACGTAGTAAGAAGGAAACATTTAAACGAGCATTAAATGAACTATCAATTGATTCAACTGAAACAGTGCTTGAGTTAATTGCACAAAATCAGTTATATAGAGGTGAATCAAATAAAACTAGTTTAATTGAATTACTTAAACATCAACAAGAATACAAGGATACTATTAATAAGGATAACTATTGTTGGATTAACTCTAGTTCGTTTATTGCAGGTATTAGAAACACTTCAATAGGTAGTTTATTAATTGATTTATCTAATAGTGTTGATATTAATGTTGCAGTTAGAAAATATGAAGCTATGGTAGCTCCATCTAACTACATGAGAACTAATCAAGTTATCTCTACTAAGAAACAAGTAGAGGAAGCTAATCAACTTGTAATTGAACTAGGTTTAGAATCTGCATTAAATAGGAGATTTGCAAATGAAGCTGATATTAACGTTAATGATGCTCTGTTTATTAATCGCTCTCAGAAACTCAATACTAATGTATTTGATAGCATATTAGATGAAGTTCCTGTTAATCCTAAGTCATTAGTTAAGTTAGATGAAGTTAACATAGATGAGTTTATTAATGATGTGTTACCTGGTGCTACTAATGTTGAGTTACTACTTGAATCGCGCCATAGTGGTAATTTAGTTAGTTTAGTAACTGCTGTAGATAGTGCAGCACCTACATTATTTAAGTGGGATAACTCATTTAGCTGGGTTTACAATGGCGGTAATGCTGATAGTATGCGTGAGAGAGTTAAAGCAGCAGGTGGACGTGTAGATGATGTAGTTAGTAGGTTTAGTATTCAATGGAATGATAATAATGATAACATTATTGATTTCGATGCTCATTGTAGAGAACCTCTTTATTGTGAGATTGCATACAATAATAAAGTTAGTAGAAATACTGGTGGCTCGTTGGACGTTGATATACGCGTTCCTAGAGGAGTTGCAGTAGAGAACATAGTTCACATAGATCGCCGCCGAATGCTGGATGGTGAATACACATACTTTGTTCATAACTATTCATTTCGTACATCTAATGGCGGATTTACTGCTGAATTAGAAATAGATGGTACTCTTTTTTCTTACGCATATAATAAGAATCTTCGAGGTGGAGAGACAATACCTGTAGTTACTGTTAAATTCGACAAATTAAAAGGATTTACTATTGTTAAATCACTTGATAGTAGCGGTTCTAGTGTGTCATCTAAGGAGATATGGGGTATTAAGACTAATTTATTCCATAAGGTCAATCTAGTTAGTTTATCTCCTAATCATTGGACAACTGCTATCGGTGAAAAACACTATCTCTTTATGTTAGAAGGATGTGTTAATTCAGATAATCCTCGATCTATCTTTAATGAGTATCTTAAGTCTGAATTAGTTCAGCATAGTCGTAAGGTATTTGATGTACTTGGTGATAAGTTAAAGACACCATCTTGCAGTAACCAATTATCTGGAGTTGGATTTAATTCAACATTACGTAATAACTTTGTAGTTAGAGTTAATGGTAATAGAACTATGAGAGTTAAGGTATAACAGTTCCTGTGGTTCACACTCATCCAGTAAAAGTGTATTAATCAATCAATTAGGAGAATCTCATGACTGCAACATTAATTGAAAAGTCTGTTCGTTTAGCATTACGTTACTCTGTTAACGGTAAATTAATATCTACTGAAGACTTATATAACTGTAAGTTACCTGACTTAGATGTAGCTTATAAGGAACTTAATCGTCAATTGCGCGAACAAGTTGAAGATGGTTTAAGTGAAGTTAAATCTCAGTTAACTGAACAACTTGAATTACGTCGTGAAGTAATTAAGTATGTTTACGCTACTCTCACATTTGAAGCTGTTGAACGTGAAACAACTAGAGTTAAATTAGCTAATAAGGTTCAACTGAAGCGACAGTTATTAGAAGCAATACATGAAGATGACCTTAAACAACTTAAAGAATTAAGTAAGGAAGAGAAGATTAAAATGCTGGAACAACTAGGATAGGATAACTAACTGTAGTTAAGTAATTTAACTACAGTTCAACTAAGTTTATGTACACACTACACAATGAGGATGCACGTCTTCTTCTAACTAAACTTAACAAGGAATCATATGATGAGTTTCTCTTCTCATGTGATGATGACGATGATGTAATTATGGAGGAATTAGAATGAGTAAATTAGGACAAATCATCGTAAACATTTTAGAAACTAAAGCTGAAGTTAAAGAGTTAGACGTAACTAGAGAAAAGAAAGAAGCTGAACTTAGTTCTTTAACAAGTGAACTTAAATCTGCATTAACTGATATTCCACTTGAATCTGATTATTATTATGTTAAGCTTGATGATCAACTTATAATACTCGCACGTAATGGTGTAATTGTTGATGTAACTACTGTTATATACGCAGAATAATGAGTTTAGATGTTTGGTTAACGATAGATGAACCAGTTGTAGTTGTATCTGATGAAGTAACTACTACTGAAGTGTTTACTGCTAACATAACTCACAATCTAAATACAATGGCTGAATTAGCTGGATTGTATGAGTGTTTATGGCATCCAGAAGTAACTAATGCTAGTGAGTTAATTAAACCTCTAGCTGAAGGGTTGATTGAATTAATTAGTGATCCTGATAAATACAGGAAGTTAAATCCCGCTAACGGTTGGGGTAAATATGAGGATTTAGTAAAGTTCGTAAGTAGTTATCTTAGTGCTTGTGTTATATATCCAGATAGTAGGATTAATGTTAGCGTATGAACCACAAGACATTCAAATTGTAAGAAAAAGAGTAAGTTGATGAACACACCGATTCTTATTAGGAGTATAATGAAGAATTTTGAACTTGAATGCGGCGGTATTAATCTTGAACGTTACACAGCATGGAAACCAATTATTAATGTAGTAACAGATCAAGATGGTAAGAAAATATTAAGTATAGCTATCAGAATACGTGTTGATGGTGAATACTATTATGTTAGAGGTTTAATTGAATGTCTTAAGCTATTGGAGAAATTAAAAGTTGATAATGCTAAATTTATGAAGTTATTCTATGACACTGTAGATGATAACGATTTAGATCGTGTTGAGTTAACTTGTGATGAATTATTTGCTATGGAGAATCGTAATGAAGTTAGATCCTGATGAAAGAGGTAATGGAGAAGAAAGTCCAACTATACCAGCACCACAAGGAGAAGATGAAGATGAATAAATTCAATATCGGAGATAAAGTTGTTTTACTTAATCAACCACAAGGTCATGTGTTTGAAGTTACATATATAACTAGAAATGGTTATTATTATGTAATTGAACATGAAGATTGGGGTGAAAAGCTGGTTTATAATAATAATATTGAATTGTACAAACCACCTGTTTTTTCTTACTTTCATCCACATTTAGGATTACATGATTGGGAAATTGTATCTGAAGGTATAAAAGGTGATGTGCATATTCGATCAATTACTAATCCTGAGAATATTTATTGTAATGTTCCACTAGCATTAGTTAAACATTATCTAGGAGATAAGTATGTCGGATAAACGATTAGTTGGAATTGAAATTGTAATTAAAGATGGAGTTAAGACTACAACTAGTAGTTATGCAGATAAAAATACTCCACCTGAGAAGGTAACTGAAACTAAGATTGAAGTTGAGGAACATACGGGGAAGATTGAGACTAGTAATATCAAGTTTAAGTAACCATATAGATTATCAATTAAGGTAGCGCAGCAATTAAGTTGCGCTTTCTTTGTTGGTCAATTTATTTAGAGGACAATGTTATGAGCTTCAAGATCGCCAACAAACCATACGAGTTAACACTAGATCATCTGATATATGGTCTAGATAAAATTAAACTTACTAGACCAAATTACAATACTAAAGCTGCTGTTGACAAAGGTAAGAAAACAGAGTTGTATCTAGTTAACATTCTCAAGTTACTTCAATTAGATGAAGTGTATCTAGTTGAAAATTACACCATACTTGATTCTGTATATCAAGTAGACATTGCAGTTAAACGAAATGATCAATGGCTTGGTTTTCAAGTTAAGTCCAGCGAATATGCGTTTTATCAACATAGAAATAAATCTAGTGTAGGTGTAGTTCAATGTACATCTGATACGGAATCACTTAAATTATTAATTGAGTTATCTAAATGGTTAGATGTACCAATTAAAGATAGTGTTATTGAGGAGTTACGTAAATGGAAACAGGTTAAACAGATGGAAATTAAATCACGCACAGATCTCCGATTCAAGTCATTTCCTGTAGATTGGAAACTGCTAACTCTACTTAAGTTAGTGCGATTTAATAGTGAACTATTAGTTTATTAGGAGATTGACAATGCCAATACTATTTATTTTCTTACTTGGTACACTATTTGGATTATTTCTATCCAGTGTAATTGATTTACTTTCTAAAATATTAGGAGAATAACATGAGTAACGTATTCGCTAGACCTGCTAAACCCGGTACATCTGTAGTTGATAGATTCGAGTTACGTGAAGTATTCATAGTTGGAGATAAACAGTTTCTAACTTATGATGAAGCTGTTGAATTAAGTAAACCAATTAAACGTGCAATCAAGAAAGTAAAGGTGTAATTAACATTCAACTTAACGAGGTAACTAAGTTAAGTAACTACTATGGATTTAGGATTTAAGGATAGAGTGTTCATAATATTAGCTATTAATAATCTAATAGTTAAGTATCAAACTCGCTCTAGTTTAATTGATGACGAAGATGAAATTTCTGATTTAGGGAATGACATCATGATGTTAACTGCATTAAGTAAGAAAATAAGTGAGAGTAATCAAATGAGAACCTACATGAGTATTGAATCAACTAAAACTGTAAAAAGAAGTTATGCTATGACTAACAATTCAAAGTATGTAGTTAAGAATACTAAAACAAATAAGTATTATAAAAGAGGAACTTTAGAATGGGGTAATTCTCCTAATGACGCTACTACATTCCTTAACTATGAAGATGCTTGTGAAGTTTGTACTTACTATCCCGACACAGAAGTAGTAGAATACTGGCAAGCATTACAAAAATATTTACCTGAAGCTTGGGAACAATGGAGAAAGTTAAATGAATAAGTGGGCTACTAAAGTTACTTTACCTGATGTTGATTTAGAGAACACTAACTTAACCTTTGTCACTTTTGATAGATTAGGGAGATTTGCTATACGTCAATTAAACAAACATCAAGTTAAACAACCTACATCATACAAAGACATTCTAAATCTGTTATGATTAACATCTTTAACTCATTTATTAAGTTGCAATTATAATGCACTTAATTAACATTATTTAACTACTGTTCAATTAACTCATTCTAACTGGAGATAACATGATTTACTTCGCACTTAATCTAAATGCCGCAATTGTTTCCATTCTACCTGCTAACTGTACATTAAGATATCAAGAGTTTAATGCACTTCTTAATAGAGAGCAATTAGAGAATGCTATTAACTTGAGTTACACTAAGTCTCGCAAAGTTAAGTTAATTAAAGATACGTTATCTATTGATATAGGTAAGCGTAAACGAGGTATTAAATCTTTAGTTAAAGGTGATGAAGTTATCGTACCTAATGTAAATGATGGTAAACTTACATTCACTAAGTTCACATTAGTTTAGTTGATGTAGATTATGTATTAGTTAATTGATGTACCTTAACTCAATTAACTAATAGTTCACTTGTAGTTATTGGAGTTAGAAATGAACGAATATAAAGGTTACACATTAACTGATATAACTATTAACTCAGATATGAGTTTAACTGGAAAGATTTACTATGGTACAGAATTTAAAGACGTAATGTGTGCTGCAAATGCAGAAACTCTTCTTTTTAAATTTCATAGGTTTGTAGATAATGATATTCTGAAACAATCTGAACTAACTAACTGCCAGTTGTCGGAGGATGAATTAGTTGATTTGATAGTCGGAATTACGGGGTTGGATGATTGGTATAGAATGCACATAATTAAAGACTCGTTGACTGGCGAGTATTGGCGACAATCTAGAGCGTCAGGAACACAATGGGGTAGGTGGTCAAAGAAGTTATCTAGTGCGCGTGTTTTTAAAATGAAACATCATAGTAGTAATGTATTAAAAGCATTACTAAATGACAAATCGCGCCAACCAGTATTAGTTGAAGTTCAATTAGTTGAAGTAGTTAAATAAGGAGAATCTCATGAAATTAACATTACAAGCTGTAGGTGCGTTAGTATTAACAGTTAGTGTTTTTGTACTAGGAGGATGGTTACTTTAAGTTATTATAACTAAATGGTTATTAACATTTGGTATCACAACTCAAGTTGATTTATGGTTATGTGTACTAACTAATTCATATCTGGTTGGATTATTTAGCACTAACAAGAAATAGTTAGTTATGTGGGAGTTCTATACTCCCCCATTAATATTCAATTATCAACTTTCTAAGTCTGAATTAATAATTATTAGAGGACTAAATATGCTATACCAAGATATGCTCACGTTAGCCGCTATCAATTTTAACAAGCCTGAATTAGCAGAATTAGCTCGTGGATTAACACCTGAAGAATGGCGCAGTAAGAGAATAGGTAATAAGAAGTTAAGTAGGCATTTATTATCAATTGGATTAGATAATAAGAATGTAAGTGATTTATTATCAGCTACAGTAACAAATTCTACTACACGTATAGTAAGTGATGAAGATACCTGTTGCAATCAAGGTAATTCGATTTACTATTCATCATGCCAAGCTACAGATGATCGTGCCAAACATGATGCTAATTCCAGGATGAATAAAATAGATGGAGATATGAAGCATCTAGGTAAGACTCTATTTTTCTGGGTAGCTGGAGAATCTATGTCAGTAGATGGTAAAGGTTTCACCGCAAGAGCTAAATTACGTATAATGTACAGTGATCCTGATCATACTAAGATATTTGGTTTATGGTTAGAGAATATATACGGTAATGCTCTGATATTATTAAGTAACTTTAATGACTTAAATGAGTGGTGGCATGGTACTATGCAACAATCTACACCAGTATACAAACATTGTAATCATAGATCAAATATTCCAGTATTTATTCCGTCAGCGGCTAACGGTTATCAAGATACAGCGTCAACTAGTACCTATTATTATCAGCTAGTAATGAATGAATCATTACTAGCTAAAGCCTACAAGATGAGATCAAAGAGTTCTAAGACATATCAATACCCACTAGCCGACGTTAAATTCAATCCTCAGAATTGTGAATTTATCTTACCTGAAGTAGTAGATAAACCATGGAGAGGTAAGATAGATAGTGATACGCGTCGTTACATTAATATGTTAATTGAGTTATTTGGATTTCCTAAATCTAGTGAGTTTGATAAAAATAATTTTTATCGCACTAACTACATAACATTTAGATACGAGAATAATGTTAAAGCGGTACTATATTTTTGTGGTACTAGCTATAGTCTACATTACGATGGACATTATCTCATAAGTTATTACCATAATATCTTACGTGTAACTAGCACGCATAGTGGTTTCTATATAGCATGGGATATAGAGTATTATCGAGGATTAAGTAAAAATATATTAGATTGCATAAATGAGGAGTTTGATGAACTTTATGAATCAGCTAATAAAATTAATTAACGAGAGTAAACGTACTGACTGTAAATTAGTTGCGAATTACACTTGGTCAGTGTTGTTCCATTATGCAATTAGTAATCCTGATTATCTGATACTAATAGAATCCGATGGTGTAAATAAGAGAGGTGATTTAATTTTAATTAAAGATGGTAAATGGGGAGCTTGTATACCAGTAACTAAACTTAAACCCGATGTTCTTGGATTTTGCTATAACTCAATAGGTAAGAAATATTTCAGTTATGTAACTAGAAAAAGACAACTAATTACAGTTAAACGCCGCATTCATAAACGCGATGTTAAACCATGCCTACCTGGACAAACTGAGTATTTGATGAGTAAGTTAAGTGATTTGTGTCCACACTGGTTTCATATAGCTAAGATGTACTTGATTAATGTCTAATAGTAGTAGTTGGTATACACCACCATATATTTGGGATAAAGTTAATTCAACATTAGGTGTAACTTTAGATCCATTTCCTCCTGATGGTACAGGCGGCTATGAATTAGATTGGACTGGTAATGTATATTGTAATCCGCCCATTCCTGCTAGTCGTGCGGCAATTAAAGCAATTGAGACATACGAGAATGATAAGAGTGTTAACATCATATTTGCTGGTTACAGTGAGTCTGTATGCTGGCAAGTACCTGAACTTGAAACCTATGTTCATGTTAAGTGTCGCAGCCGTATTAATTGGATAGATGGTAGAACTGAGGTTAATGGTGTTAGTAACCCCAATTATCTCCAACCAGGACGTAATCCGGCGCATTACTCTTCTTTTTTCTTACTAAGTCAGGATACTGCGATAATTCAACGCTTCATAGACAACTTTTCTGATATGGGAGTGATTAAATATGCGACAATATATAATCAAGGTTATAGATTGGCTTGAAGATTTAGCAACTACACCGTATTCATGCGTCGCATCAAAGAATTAAATAAATAGGAGTTTCCATGTTAGATAACTTAATCAATAAGCTCAAGAATGATGGATTTATTAATGTAGATGAGTTTGCCGATACATTTATGTTGAGCGTATTAGCTGACATCCCAATCATCTATCATGGTGAAGGTGGATATGGTAAATCAGAGATGTTAATTAGTGCATTATCTCTGTTCAATGGACGTTTCGGAATGCTTGAATGTGATCCTGAAACAACTAGTGCTGCTATTAAAGGTGGCGCAATTGCAAGAACCATTAATCAAGAAGGTGGTAGTTTAACTGAAGCGTATTACAATGTGGCTAATTCGCTACTACAGCATGACTACTTCATGTTAGAAGAAGTATTAGATGCGAGTTTCAATGCACTTAGTTTCCTGAAGGCTGTGATTACAGGTAAGAAAATACATATTAATGGTGATGAGATCATTAATAACTGCAAGATTCTAGTATGTGCGACTAACATTAATCCCACATCTGTAACATCTACAGTACGTGAGAATCAACGTAATAGTTGTGCTGCATTTCTTCAGAGGTTCATGATAGTTGAACATGGTTGGAAATCTCATAATGCTAACGATTATGTTGCATTATATCCATCAGTTAACGAATTACCAGTTGTTCAATTTGAGTTAACTGACATTGATAAATGGCGTAATGATGTTAAATTAATTGAATTTAATATTGACTTATGGCGACTATTAGCTAAGTTAGCTGAAGATAGTGCTAATAGTGGTAATACTGTTAGTCCTAGAGCATTTCAATGGACAGTGCGATTAATTAAAAGTGCTGCATTATTGCGTGGGTCTAATGTAGTTGAGAGATGCGATTTCAGAGTTATTGATTATCTAAGTTACTGGAGCGTTGATTGGGATGAAGTTGATGAAGCAATTGAGGAGATTGAATTGAGACAGGTATCTAATGAAAAGTTAGATAACTTTAGTAGTAGATTAGTTACAGCTAGACGTATGTTTAATACCTCTGTTAGTAACTATTACAACTATGCTGTATGTCACACATCAATCAGTAAATTGTATGATAAATTTTTAACTACAGTTACGTATGATGATGATACTGAAGTTAAATACAATGAAGTTAAGTTAGAATTTCGCACACTTCTAAATGAAGTTGCTATTGCACGAGATAACTTAATGGTTGCAATTGAACTATGAGAACTATCGCACATCTAGATGCAGTTACTCCAACTACTGATGAAATGGATGTAGTTGCTGCTAAATTCGACATTTATAACTATTGTCCTACTTTAGTTACTGATATGTTTAATATGTTAACTGGAGGTACATTAACTTCAGTTGCATATATGCAGCAACAGTGTATAGATAACATTGATTATGAAGTCAATGTTCAATCTTTCCTAGAGAAAGTACCATCATTAGCTAGTAGTTTATCGGGATCTCCATTAGAACAAGTATTTAACATACTTGAGTTATTAGCTAATGGTGAAACTGGTGATGATAATAGTAATAGTGAATTAACATTACCAATATTCAATAATAATCATGAGGTAAGAAAAAAGGTTAAGAGTATTAAGGAAACTGTTAAATCACTGGGACGTAGATCCGCCGATGAGAAGTTACTTCTATCTGGTGAAATCAGTTATAAATTAGCTGAGGTATTACGTGCTAGTGACACTCTTGATAAGTTAGGTATCATAGATACTAGTAATACTATGATCGCCGATTCTACTGGTGAATACTGCGAAACTAGACCTATACGCGGATTTGATGAACTTAATCTAATCAATCCAATTGAGTTGATTAATCCAGTTAATTATCTCAGTTATCGCATCATTAATAATGAATCTCACATTATTGAACGATATCGGAAGGAGGATAAACTTTCATTTATAACGCTAATATGTGATGTTAGTGGTTCTATGCAACGTGATAACAAGATGAATAAGGCTCTTGGTATCATATTCAACATAATTAAGCGTGTCCAATCGGGCGAGTGTGAACTACTTTTTTCTTACTTTGAGAGAACTTGTTTCGATTGGTATCACGTAACTAAGGATTCAGATGTTACTAGTATCTGGAATGCTATCTATCATACATCATTTGATAAAGGGGGTACTGATGTTCAGAGGTGTATTAAAGAGGCTATTAGTAAGTCTAGAGGTGTAATATCAACTAATAAACAACTAATTGTAATTAATGATGGTCAAGATGAATGTAACTTAACTCTACCTGATTTAGATGGATTTAAGTTACATAGTTTTATATTAGATAGCAGTAATTATAACTTACAGAAGTTATCTATTGCTAGTGGTGGTACATATCGTAATCATATCTAGGAGAATCACATGACATTCAATTTAAACAACGTTTTATCTAACGCTGGATTTATTAACACCGCTACATTTGCTAACTCTATGGAATTAGCTGTTGTATCTGGTATTCCTCTTATGTTATATGGTAAGGGAGGATACGGTAAAACTGAGATGATTAAAGCTGTATTTGACAACATTGATGGATCATCTGCAATGTTAGAGTGTGATCCTGAGACTACAGCTAGTTTAATTAAAGGTGGTGCAATAGCTCGTACTACTAAGACTGATAAGGAAGACATTACATTAGCTCACTATAATGTAGGAGCTAGTATATTACGTAATCATAGCTTCTTTTATGAAGAGATGTTAGATGCTAGTTTTCAAGCACTTAGCGTACTTAAAGCTATAATTACTAATAAGCAATTAACACTTAATGGCGAAGTAGTTAAGAGTATTAATAGGTTGTTAGTTGGAGCAACTAACGTTAATCCATATGATCGCATTGAACAGCTACCTCCATCTGAAGCTAATAGTTATGATGCGTTTCTTCAACGTTTCATTATTGTACGTCATGAATGGGATAGTCATGATAGTAGTGATTATTCTAGATTAATTCGTGCTATTAGTAATAAGAAGAATGATAATAGCAAGTTAACTATTGCTCAAATTGATGATGCTCGCATTTCTCGTGAAGAAGTTAAATTAGATAAAGAGTTACAAGGTATTCTGTGTTCTCTAGCTGAGAAATCTGGTAATGAAGGTCGTATTATTAGTCCTCGTATGTTTATGTGGACTATTAATATGATTAAGTCTCAGGCGTTACTGAGTAATAAATCAGTTGCTACTATTGAACAACTTAATGTACTCAATTATCTTCCAAGTTGGGATCAATCACTTCTATCTAACTTAGAAGAAGAAATACAACAACAGAAGATTTACAATGATGCTAAATCTAGTCTTGATACATTTAAGACTCACTTTGATAGAGCCGTTGATAAGATTAATGAATATAAGGCGAAAAAAGATGTTGTATCTATATTAGCTCTAGTTAATGCACTTCAACTTATGGAGGTTGAAATTATTAACGTTAGTGATATTCCAGATAGTTTATTTAAAGAGAGAAATGATCTTATTAACACGGTAGGTAATCAAGCTAGAAAAACTATGAATGAAATTCCTGCATTAGCATCTGCAACAGTAACTAAGTAATTAACATTATGTGGGGACGTATTATCCCCACTATTACTATGACAATTAGAACAGAAGCAAGTAGTTATTACACTGTATTTCCAAGGGAAATACGTCAAATGACAAGTGAGATGAATGTCGCGCATTATGATGAAGAATTAGTGACGGATCTAGCTAATATGTGGAGTGGTGGTCAATTAACTACTCTTAAACATATCAGAAGTAATACTAATTATCGCAATCTACATACTGAGTCTAATGGTGAATATAAGTTACCTAGCGGTGGAACTGTAACCAAGCTAAGTCAGGCTCAAGATGAATGGCATAAACATGACGTAAAGGTTCAAACTGATACTCAGGAGTTTATTAAAGAAATAATGGGTGTAGATGTTCCAGGAGATAGTCCCCTCGAACAAGCTATTAATACTATAAAGTTTCTTGATAAAGATCAAGACATGAGTAGAGGAAGAGCTAAACAATTAGCAGTTAGTATTAAGAAGAAATTAGAAGCAGCTAAGTCAATGGATTCAGTTGACATGAAGATAACTGGTAATAATGATGTAAATGACGTAAATCGTGCTGCTAAATTGGACAAATCCTGGACTGAGATACTACGTGTTAGTGCTGTTATGAATAAGATAGCTGCGCTTTCTACTGCACCAACTCCTACATTAATACGTAAAGTTAATGGAGATATAGTTCGTAGTCGTCCCATAACTGGATTTGATGAACTGCATAAGATACCACCGAGAGAGTTAATACTACCTCGCAATGTACTTAATTCGCGGATCATTGAGAATGAATGTCATGTTAATGAAAGGTATGAAAAACAATCCAAGATTCCATTTGTTAACTTAATAGTTGATAATAGTGCATCTATGCGTTCTGCCAATAAGAACTATAAAGCTATGGGGATTATATATAACCTAGTTAAACGTGTTTATGCTGGCGAATGTTGGCTCAACTTCTCTTTCTTTGAGGAACATTGTCATAAATTCTACTTTCTCCCATTTGATTATGCTGATATAAGTAGTTTCTTCAATTCAGTTATTAAAAATGAGGGTTTTAATGAAGGAGGTACTGAAGTTGGTAATTGTATAGTTGAGGCATTACTTCAAGCAGATAAGATAGCTGCTGAACATCCTAATCAAATAAGTGCTAAGGACAAACATCTTGTAGTGGTTAATGATGGTGATGATTATGCTGGTAACATAACATTGTCTATGCTTAAAGGAGCTAAATTGCATAGTTTCATATTAGATAGTAAGAATGCGGATCTCCGTCGCATTAGTCTTCAGAGTGGTGGTACATATAGAGAGAAAATCTAGATGTATAATTGTCTTAATTGTAAAATTGACGTATATAAGTCAGATAGGTGTTATATGTTTAAACGTCTTGATGCAATGATTCATAACTTTCGATTTATGGCTAACTATAATTGGTTTCCACGTAAGGAGGCAGTTAAAGATTATAAGTTAATGAAAGATAATCAGTTCTTTGATTTTCTCAACGATGTTCCAGATCAAATTAAAAGTCCAGTATTAGCTATGAAATTAGTTGAGCAGGTTATGTATATGCACATGAACTATGGTATACGTAAAAGATCTCTAGGTGAATGGGCAAGTAAGATCATGGATATTTATAACACTGAGTTAATGAAAACTGTTGAAGCTAAACAGAAACTTGAATCATTGATTAATGAGTAGACGACGCAAATTCAAGTCACTATTTAAACAACGTAAGAAAAAGGAATTAAAATGTCTAAACAAACAGAAATTGCTCAACTAGTAGCTGAAGGTTGGGAAATATTCACTCCTGAGATTGATATATCGCGCATTAATCTCTGGAATGCAGGTAAGTTTATATCTACAGTTAGTAATGAATTGTTCAATGTAACTAGACATCCTATAGCTAATATTATTGCTCTATTTAGCGAAACTGTATCTGATAGTTGGGATACGTTCATCGTTGAAACTAGTAAGTGTAATATCGAAGATGAAGGTGGGTTCTACTACATTAGTGTAGATGATACAACTCGTAATACTGGGAAGGTTAATAATAGCAATAATAAACCTCACATATTAGACCTACTTCAATTAAGTATTATCTATCGAATAGTTAATTTACTTGGTCTACCTAATAGTATTATTCAATACGTATGGGATGATAGTCGTAGAGTATTTCTATCACATGATGTTAATGTAGATGTTGCTAAGTTAACTTTAGTTGGAACTATCGAAGTTAAATGGGATAACGCAACGTGTATTATCCATACTCAATATGGGGACAATCCGCGTATTAGAGTTAGTTTTGCTGATGAAACTACATTACATAGTTACATTGATAAAGCTGCATCTAATTTAGCAGCTTATATAACAAGTGATAATTATCAAATTGGTTATCCTAATGCTAACTATGAATTAAGTAGTTTCGTTAATAATGCTGAATTAACTAATGTTATTAATGATAAAGTTGAACAACTTGAGTTAGGTGAGATTAATAAACTCAATGTAATATTAACTGGAGAACCCGGTGTTGGTAAAACTAGTTGGAGTAACTCCTATTGTAAGGAAGTGTTATCTAAACTAGGTTACATCATCATCAACATGGATAGTGCTAGTATGAGAAGTTTTACACCTCCAGCATACCTATCTAAAATAGCCATAGTTGTTAATGATGCAGATAACATAGCTCCAAGTCGGACATCTAATAATGATGGCGCAACTGAGAAGATGTTATCTTGGTTAGATGGTAATGTCTATACAGCTATTACACCATTTGAACAAACTCGTTTACCTCAAATCATTACAATCTTCACTTGCAATACAACTGAACGATGGGATATTGCAGCTATGAGAGAAGGTCGTATTGATTTTAATTATCCATTCGTTAAAGAAGCTTAGAGTAGTGCGGGTTAATAGCCCGCTTAATAATATGATTCAATATGTATTTGCAATAGACGATAAATCTGAAGTTAAATATTCTCCTGCTAAATACAGCAAATATCAAGCTTATAAAGATTGTAAAAAGCATTATCCTAATCAATTTGTTTCTTACGTGGGAAAGTATTGTGATGACTGGGAAATTAAATATGGTTTGAAAAAACTTAAATTTCAATTGAATAAACTAAAGTCAATTAAACTTAAACTACTAAATAATGAACAATCTATAAAACAAATTGATTTAGATATTGCTGCAATTAAACATGAGATAAGACAACTGGAGTTTAGACTGACATGATTACAATAGATAAGTTTAATGAATTAACATCTGAGTTAATTGGACAACCTCTAACTCAAGTTAGTGATAGTTATGGTGATGTAGTTGTATTACATTTCGGTAACTTAACTAATTATACTCATCCTAAGTTAAGTGATTTAATGAGAGGTGAATATGAATTAGTTATTAAGATGAGTAATTTAGTAATTAATGGTGATTTAATTAATCACATATTAAAAGAAGTAGTTGTGAGTTTTACTTTAAATTTACATTTAACTTTCGATAATAATAAATCAATTGATGTGTTTTCTCTTGATACTGAAACTGAATTACCATATTGGGAATTATCGCTACCAGGAGATAACTACATAGTTGCAGATAGTACAGGTTTACAGTTATTAAATAAGTATTAAATAGAGGAATAAATGAACGATAAACTTGGAACAACAATAATAAATAGTAATGTAACTATATCTCAGATAGCTAAATCAACTGGATATAGTGAATCAGACATATTACTTACTATTGAAGGTGTTAAACCAATTAATGAATATCTAGCTAAACATCTAGCTATACTATTAGGACATGATGAACATTACTGGTTAGAGATTCAACGTGAATACGATAACTCGCGGAAGTCAAGCTTATACAGATCACTACTTCACATAGTTGAGATACTAATAGATATAGGCATACCAAGTTTATTTGTTAGTCTATCTTGGCAGTATGTCAACATACATAATAAGTTGTGTGTAGATCGCGCCATCCATATTATTCCCGCCATAATGATTCTATGTGTAGTTATTTACATTATTAAGCAGGTTAAATATGTTAAGTAATGATGTAGATACAAGAGATAATACGATTGTTATATGATGTTGAATATGAAAGTTATACAAACTATCAAGATTGTATGGATTCTCATAATGCAGCTAAATTAGCCCATCGTGACACTTGGATATTAGCTAATCAGATATATGATGTTGCAGTTGATGGATGTTACTGTCACATTAAAATAACACCTTATTATGATAAAGCTCATCATTGGCAATATACTATTAATAGAGTGTTGTCATTAGGTGATTACGGTAATGAAAATTTAGAGATACTTTATAAATTCAGAGATAAGTATTGGGAAGAATATGATTACTTAAACTCATGATATTTACATCAATCAGAACCATAACTATTTTTCTTACTGAGTCAGAAGCTCTCAGGTTATTAGATACTGGTTATGTTTATTTCTGGGGTACTTATGCTGATGTAGTATCAATAACTAAGGATTTTACATTAGATATGTATTGGGTTAAGTTAGTGTTTTTAGATGACATTTATCCATTAGGAGAATAATTATGGTCACTTGGGTTATTGAACATGGTATATTTGATAACGAAGTTCAACTTATTGAAGAGGTAAGAAAACAAGGTCATAATGTGATTGAGATTGATTATAAGCATGATTGCTACGTTGACGATATAGCACGTAATCAACGATATACTAAACTACTAAGTCAACCAGTTATATTCAGAGGTTCACTTAATGTAAGTAGTGAAGTGGAGTACACACTATGGATTCCTGGCACATATTGTAACCGTGATAACTTTAATTGTTCAACATATTATGCTTACTGGGGTAAGTATATGTTGAATACCAATTACACCATGATGTCAGGATCTGAGTTAATTAGACGATGGTATGCTGATAGATTATTTGTTCGACCTGATATTGGATTCAAGGAGTTTAATGGTGGAACTTATACTAGAGATGAGTTCATTAAGTTGAATCTCCATCCTGAGTTACTAGTTATTAGTTCACCAGTTAAAAAAGTAGATTGGGAGTGGAGATTTGTAGTTACTGGTAATACTATCGTTGCAGGATCTCAATATCTGCCAATTGAAACAAATGTAACATCTAACGCAGCAATTGAATATCTTCAATCAATATTAAATGAATTAACTTGGTGTCCAGATGATATCTATACAGTAGATGTATGTTTCGCCAATGGTAGTTATCATGTACTTGAGTTGAACAGCCTATCATGTAGCAATTTATACCAGTGTGATTTGGCGGCTGTAGTTGAAACTGTTTCTAAATTAGCAATTAATGAGTACGATTACTGGAATGAATAAACTACTATATCAATTAGATAATGAATGGTATGATTTTTTAATGATGGGAATTGTTAATTATAACGGTGTTAAACATCTAGCATTATGTTTAGAACAAGAAGATGATTATCAATCCTATGTTTTCTTACCTGTAGATGATAAGTTCTTTAATAGAGAAATTGATTTATTTACAGCATTTAAGTCATGTAATTCTATGTATTTAAGTAATTATATACCTAGTATTGATTTAGAGATAATTACAATTATAACTGGATTACCTGATAGAGATTTACCTAAACCTGGAGTGTATTATGGATTATAGACCTGTTATTGATCGTTGTGTTGATACTGAGTTAGCTGCTATTATATTCAATGGACTATTACGAGGTGATGTGATAGATCCTGATAAACTTAATACATTCAAGATAGCTAACTACAATGAATATAATGAGTTAGTTAACATAGCTAAGTATCTAACTAATGATATTTACTATGCTAATAATCTCGGTGACATTGAAGAAGTTCCAGCTTGGAAATTTCAAGGAAAGTTATATCATAATAAATCTGATGCTGTTAGTTGGCGAGATAGATGTAGAACGGTTAATGTATCAGATAAGTTCTGGATACCTAAAATTGGACAAATTATTTATGTGATTAATGATCGATTACAAATGCGACGTGTAGTAAATGTTAAAGTGTGGTATTCAGGTAATAACCGTGAATGTCAAGTAATACATGAGGATTTAAATGGTTATGATGCAGAGGAAGATTATATCTTTCGGTGTTTCAATAACCCAGAGGATTCTTATGATTGGTAACTTATGACTAAGTTTGAAGGTGGAGATTTTCGTAACTATCTAGTTAGAAATATTCGTCAATTTGATGCTATTTCTATCGGTCAATATGATGACTAAAGAGCAGTATTTGAAGTATCTAGTTGAGTTAGATGAAACATCATATAACTTCCTTACTAAATTGCTATTACGTTATCCATCTCGTTACACATTAGATAAGATATGTACCGAATTAATATTTTCGACGAGTAGGTATAAGTATAGAGAAGATTTACGGGATTATCTTCATCTAACATACGCTGATTTATTAGATGATAATGTTACATCATCTAATGTTAGTTATCAAGACATATTAGATGCGTTATGATCCCGTAGTTGAGTAATAATAACTTGAGCCTGATATAGTTTAAGTTGACATTCATCTTCAACTTTCTCTAACTCAGTTAACTTATTACGTATCTCAATCAATTCAGTACGTAATTCATCCTTATCTTTACGTATCTGAGTTATTTCATCATTTATTAATACTTGAATACGATTACGCTCTTGAGTTATATAGTCGTATTCACGTTGAGATAGTTTATCACCATTATTGTTACGGGTAAGAAAATAAGTGCCGATTCCCGTAACAGCAGCAGATAGGATAGGCGCAAGATCACTTATAATTTTGGAGAAATCAATCGTGGCTAATAACATAGAAAATTCATTGGTTGAGTTGGGATTGGATGATGAAACTAGAAAAAAGATAGCAGCCTTAATAGCAGGTGTTCCTAAACGTCGTAAAACAGGTATCCTCAAGTATGCTGAGTCATGTGGTACTGACATTAAGAGTAAGTTTGAATTAATACTAGCAGCAATACTCACATTATATCCTGAAGTTATGAATGCTTCAACACGTATAGTTGATGAGTTTAAGGAACTTAATTATACTAATGTTGAGTTATTGAAGTTAATTAGTAGTTTAGTTGATTGGAAAACTAAAGGTGAATCACTTGCATTAGTTGTAAATCAATTAACTGATGTTCCAGTTGCAGAAGATGTAGTAGAAGATGTAGATGATTTATTAGACATAGAGTAACCTTAGTTGGGGTAATTAATTTACCCCATTTTAATTATGATGACTTTAGATACTATCACAAGTGACTTTATTCTATCTCAATTACCAGAACTACCAAATGAAGGTGTTGTAGCTGGTGGAGCAATTGCATCTATTGTATATAGTGCAGTAACTGGACTTAAATCAGAGTATGGTGATATAGATGTATTTAGATTAGTTACACAAGAAAATTGTGACTATTATCGAACAACTCATAAAATTAAAAACTTATATTACCAAGATAAGCATTTTACAATCTTTAATGTTAGTAGAGTTGATAATATTAACTATGTTGATATTTATTCAATTAATAGTAAACTAACTAATATCATTGACACATTCGATATTAATTGTTGCATGATTGGTATTGATCTAGCTACTAAACAATTAATATATAGACCAGAATTTGCGGCATTTCTAGTAACACGACAAATAGAAGTAGTTAACTTCAATACCTCTAAATTTACTTTATTTAGATTACTGAAGAAGAAACGTCAATATCCCGATGCTTATTTAGATGTAGATAAGATAGTTGGTTATATCGCACATATTAATCCACGGTATGCTCCAACAGCTATTAAAGTACCATCATTTATTAATGAAGATGAGTTGAATTTGATATCTAATTACTTTAAATTAGTTGATACTAAACCAATTGAAGTTATTTCTAATTATGTAATACCTGAGTTAAAGTCATTAACATTTAATGATAAACACTGGAACATAGTATTTCAACGACTATATGGTAATGGAGTTAAGAAGCATCAGAAGGAACAATGGTTAGAGTTACTTAAATACATCACGTTATGTAATGCTTGCATAACTAATGATACCTATTTTCTTACTCTTCCAAAAGGTTGGAAAACTCAATTGGCGCGATTAGGTAAGTTTACTAATGAACATTGTGGAATTACTAATTGGTTTAAGTATCTTAATCTAGATAAACAATTAGAGTTATTTAAGTTCATTGAGAATCTAGTTACTGTTGAAGGTAAATGGGTTATCGGTATATTGGAGAATGACTTTTATTCGGATTCTCTATGTATTGATTTAATTAAGTTAAAGATAACTGAAAAAATTAACTCTGCTAAAACTAGATTAAATAAGGTACTTGTAACTCCATTACCAATTAATAGACATTACCTAGAATGTGAAGTAATTGAGTTAGTTACGTCACTTCAGTTACTAGATGAAGGTAGATACAATAATCACTGTGTAGGTGGTTATTCTAATTCACTTAATGAGAATCGCCGCATCTTCAGTATTAGGATTGATAAGTATAGATTTACTTGTGAATTTACTCAAGGTAAATATTCTAGAACTGATAATATAACTGATTGGAGATTAGTTCAATGTAAATCATTCAACAACACGACACCTGACAAATATCCAACTATTAAAACACGAATTGAGGCTGTCATATCATGGTTACTACTACAACTGGAACAGACCAACGCATCAAAATCCCTCGCTTTCTAGACATTAAAACTATCAATTGGACAGAGTTTCCTAAATTTCTAACATTAAGTAGACTCCGAACTGCCATACTTAAATGTGAGTATTTAATTCGAGATATTGAATTACAAATAGCTCAACGTAATGCAGATCATCGTCTTCATCAACTCCGATTAGAATCTAGTGATCCTGCTCTAGATTACATTGAAATTGATTATCAACAATGGATAATTAATCGTAATGCAGTATTACGTGGTCAAATAGCTGCATTATTCGTATATCAAGTAGCATTAAACAATTACGAGGAGACTTTATCATGAATGCAGTATTAGATAGAGAGCCATTTACATTTGTTAACAATGCTCCAATGGTTAAGTTGATTCTACATGATGACAGCATATTTCCTGCTGAAGTTGTAGTAGAGATATTAAGTAGTGTTATGGGATTCAGTAATGATAAGAGTTATCAAATTATGATGGATGCTCATCTTAATGGTAAAGCTCTAATAGGAGAATATACCGAACCGTTTGCTGAATTAAGTAGAGATCAATTGGTAGCTGAAGGTTTAACTGTAACTGTTGAGAGATAAGTATGTTTACTAAGAAAGATGTTAGAGACTGGATGATTAATAACAATGTATATAATGTTGATTGTGTTCAAAAAGTAGACAAACGACTAAGAGATAAAGGTGATAAAACACTTAGAAGTATATCATGTAACTTTGATGATAATTGGGAATCTAAGTTTGATGCTTACTTTAGAGAGATCGGAAATAGTATTTATAACAATTTACCAGACGGTGAACCTACTATTAACTATCTTGACATACTGGATAAATTATGATAACTAAAAAAGATATTAGAGATTGGATGATTGAACATAATGTATATGGTGGAAATATTGAGGAAATAGATAATAGATTAACTCACGCTCAAATAAATCGTTACATTGTTAGATCAATATCTGCTGATTTTTCTGATTTAGAAGACAATGAGGATAAATTAGAAAATGACTTTGATAGACATTTTGAAGATGTAGGGTCGCATATATATAATGAGTTACCTGATACTAATGAACCTCAATTAAATTACCTTGACATACTGGAGAAACTCTAATGTGGATAATGACAACCGTGTTACGTGAATATGGTCAAACCTTAACTAAAGGCGATAGAGTTCACTTTCTAAATACTACAGCTACTGTTGAAAGTGTGGTATTATATGGTGAAGTAGCTGAAATACAATTAGCACTAAATGTTAAATGTACTTTAGTTAAGATTAATGACGTAGTTGAACCAGTTTATTTAGAACAATTAGGATAGATTTATCATGGCTTTAATATTACCAAGAACAAGTACAGTTGCAGCTAATACAGATCCACGTATTTTAGTGTTACTAAGTAATACCAAAATAGGTAAGTCGTCAAATTTACTTAAATTACCTAATAGTCTACTTATTGACCTAGAAGATGGTAGTGAATATTATGATGGTACTAAACTTAACTTACGCAAAGAAGCTGCTACTAGCGGTACTGGTTTAGGTTCATTATTAGAAGAAACAGCTAAGTTAATTAAAGCTGAAAACGTTAAAGCTGGTAAACCCATATATGATTACATTGCACTTGATACATTAACTGCAATTGAAGCACTTGCTCTTGCTAAGGCTACATTCGAGTATAAGAAGTCGCCTATTGGTAAGAACTTCACTGGAAAGGATGTAACTGAGTTATCTAAAGGTGCTGGTTA